AGCACGCCAGAGCTTGCGCTTCAAGTCTGGCAGGTCATAGCCCAGAGCTCGAGCTCTGCGCCAGAACGATGGGGTGAGCAGGTCGTATCTGGCTTGATCGGTGAGGTCCCCATCCGACAAGTAGCCGGTTGCTCGGATCAGAGAGAGAAGTTCGGAGTTCATATGATTTCGGTTACCTTCGCCACGACACGAGCGCTTAGATCAGGGCGGCTCATGTCATCACATCGCATCACGAGATGGTCTGCTAGGGAGAGGACGTACTCTTTGCTCGACCACCTCACCGGGCAGTCTATAAGCTCGATCAACGCATCTACGCGCCTGTCGAGGTCGAGGGTGTAGCTGGGCATTTAGGCCTCTCAGTTGTAGCCGTCCACTGCGGCGGATGATGCCGTATATGGCCCTATGGTGCAATCGCAATCATCTTCATCTTCGCCACAAGTGCATCCAGCTGGGGCAACTGCCATCCCGGCCATAGATTTTGCCAGACCGTCGAAGTACTCTTTCTGGGCCTGTTCGAAGGCATTCTTGTAGCCCGACTCCCAGGTAATTTGCATAACTCGGTTCATGGGAATGGTGATGCAGGAATCCTCGCCTGTGACGCATTCCACGACGCCAGGCCCCTGGCGGATCTCGCCACAGAGTACGGTTGGGACGGTGCCTCTGATGTGGAACTTGATGCGCTCCCAGATCGTCTCGGGATAAGTCAGAACGTAAATCATGTTTCCCTCCGATTATTCAGAAATCCTCTGAAGTTGTAGTATTCGTATCCCACCAGGAACAATAGAGCCTGGGGGACGTCGCCTGTCTGGTAAAAACCAATACCGATCATTCCGTTGCTGATCATCCAGACAGCGAACCCTATCTTCCGGGTGCGTCTGGTCGCGCTGGACACCAGCCGGGCACCCAGGAGCGATAGAACGACGATCAGCCAGGGGTAGAGACTATCGACCGGATGGAGCAAGATCTGCACCACCCAATATCGCGTCTATTGCGCTCTGGCCATCCAGCAGGCTCGCTATGGGGCTGTCGCCGTGTTCCTGCAGAGCGTCGTTCGTCTCCTGCTCCACATAGTTTGGCAAGCCCAGGTTGTCGATGATGGTGTCCCGTATTCCCTTCTGCTGTGATAGATCCCAACCAGCTTTCTCGAAGAGACTCAGGATAGCCACCACATCCTGGGTGGCTATGGGGACAATAGGATCATAGACGATCCTGGGCATGGGTGTACCCTTCTCGAACTCGAAATGTGGGTTGAGGGCGAATAGCCGTCTGACTGCTTGGTTGTTGATCGACTCCTGGAAGCTCTGCAAGTTGGCTTCGACTGCTAGCGTGAAGTTGTCCGTCTTATCCCTGCTGAGAGCAAGACTGCCAGTTCCTCCCATCCCGAGCGCCAGGAACTCTGTGAACGTGCTCATGAGGATGGCTTTCGCCTCGGCCTCAATAGAGGCGGTTATGTGGTTGACTATATCGCCGTTTGTGGACGGCTGCAGGAACCCTATCTTAATGGTGGGGTTCCCATTCTGGTCCCAGACTTGGGGGGTGATGATCCACTTCTGGGCATCTGTTGTGATGTTGGTCAGGGTCTCGACCAGGCTATTATAAGAGGCTAGAGCGGATTCTGCTTCGGGGGTACTCGGATCTATGAATGGGGCATTGCAGATATTTCCCGGCACTTCTGCCCACGGTATTCCCGCACCTCCTCTTTCTATAATTATATTTCTATAATCTTCAAGATACTTCTTAGTCCTCCAAGATCGCCAGGCAGATCGCAGGACTGACCGGCCTTCTGGTGAGTCCTTGCCGGGGTCTGATCTGAGCAGGAGGATCTTCTGAATGGGGATAAATGTGGTTTTGTAATCCGGTGCTGCCAGCTGGGTGAAGCCCAATAGACGGGTTACATCCTGGGGATCATAATCCCAATGAAAAACGCTGTCAGGAGCACGGTAAGCCAGGTTGGACCATCCTATGAGGCCGTCATCGTACTGCGAGGACATCCGTTCATCTTCGTGATCTCCGGCTCGTTCCTTGTAGACGATCTCCAGGGGGAGGAATCCGTACTGTGGCACCGCACGGGCTGCGGTGGCGATGATAGTCTGCCAGCTGTGGGCCATGTCAGCCATGCATTCCTGCAGGAACTCCGCAGAGCCATTATCTTTGTTGGCGTCGTCTACCGCATCCACCTTCCAGTGGGCGCGGCGGATGAAGACTGCGAAGGCACTGAGGGCGGCACCCACGAAGGCGTCATTATCACCCATCTCGGTGTAGGTCTTGAACAGGGCTTGACCCTGCAGCTGCGGGAGGAAGTCGCGTTTGATCCACCCCGGCATGAAGTACTGCAATCCTGAGCGCCCGTACTGCTGGCCAGCGAGCGCCCTTGGGCTCTGGATAAATTTCGGGTAGATGCCGCCGTTGGGGGCTGCTGGGGGCTGGGGGGATTGTGGCATGAGAGACTTCCTACTTGATGGGTACTTGATGCGGTTCTACAAAATCGATAACATGAGACTATGATGGAGATTTGGCTGCTCTATTTTTTCTTATCGGCCTTGTGCCGGTTGGTGCTCCGGCTGACTGCCCGAAGGTTGCGTTTGCTGTTGCTGCCGCCATTGCTGAGTGGGTTCTTGTGATCGGCTTCCCTCGGATCGCCCTTTGGGATGCCCAGCTTTCTCCTGGCTGCGTTCCTCTGTGCCCGTCGCTTGATCTGCTCGGGCTTCCCGTGGTAGCTGCGATATTCTTCCTTGTAATCCCGGGCCTTCTCTTTCTCCAGGACAGCTTTCAGGATCGGTATGCGCATGATCAAGAGTGCATCACTTCCAGGGGGGGATTCGTTTAGCTCCGACGAACGTGAGCTTTGTGACCGGCTCTCTGTAGTTCAGTATGCCCGCCACACAGATCTCCAGGCTGTCCGGGCCGTCGTCGTGGGCTTTCGGGTTGGGCGCGGCCTTGAGCTGGGCAATCAGCTCGGGATAGACAGATGGCCAGTCGCTCCTAAAGCAAAGCTGGCCGTTGGCATAGTGAGGTTGCAGAGATCGTATCCTGTCCACCTTTGGCGCGGTGTTCCAGACGGTTTCGAAGGGAACTATCACGCCCTCCTCTTTCTGGCGCCTTTTCAGGTCCAGAACGAACAGGGAGTCCCCTGGTGCACTCTTGGCGTGCCCCAGGGAGTTAGATTCTATGCGGAATAATAAGTATCTGTACTGTGCCTGCTTCTCGATGATCTTGGAGATGGACTTATCCTGATTATCCACCGACAGATCACAGTCCCAGACCAGCCATCTGCCGTCCGGCAAGACCAAGACGGTTATGAGACCGGCGTAGTCTGCGCCTCCCTCTGACGGGTCCAGGGCCCCAAATGCCTTGCAGGCTTTGAAGTCGACCTCTGCCGGGTCGATCTTGTGCATCAGGTCGGGGTTGAAGATCTTGCCCGCCGCGTCTAAGGGCCTTTGCTGGTATAGAGCTTCCCAGTAGAACGGACCGACTGCTATCCTCCGACGATCAAGCCATTCTTCGGGAAATCGTGTGGGCCAGTATGAGCCGCCCACTTTCCGGCCTAACGGATCCGGGCCGCCTTCTGCTATAGCAGGAACGCTCAGGACTTCCCAGTCTTCGCCGTCTTCTGACTCCATCTCGGCCACCAGACGGCCTACTAGGTCGTCCTCTGCCCAGCGAGTCATAATGACTACTACAGCGCTGTTCGGAGCAAGACGGGTGTACAGCGTTGACCTATACCAATCCCAGATCTTGTCCTGGACTACCTTAGAAGAGGCTTCTTCGGCGTTCTTGACTGGGTCGTCTATGATCGCCACCGAGGCACCGCGCCCAGTGATCGGGCCACCGACGCCTGCAGCCGTCAAGCCTCCCCGATGGCCTTTGATTCCCCATTTGGAGACTGACGAGCTGTCGGTGGAGACTGATGTACCCCAGAGGGGCGGCCCCCATTCTCGGAGCGTTTCTCTGGCTATCCGGCTGAAATCGTATGATAGGTCCGCGGCGTAGGTGCTGAGTATAACCTCTGAATCTGGGTTGCGGCCCAAGTACCAGGCAGGGAATTTCTTAGATGAGACCTCAGACTTCCCGCCCCTGGGCGGCAGGCAGAATATTGCTCTGTCACATCCTCCCTCGCCTCTGGTAGCGGCCTCGATCTCTTCCAACTTAGCACAGATCAGTTCAAGGTGTTTGGCCCTCTGCCACCTGCCCCCGCCGTCCAGCTCGAGGAAATCTAAGAGGTGCCGGGATGCTAAGACCTCTTTGGCCTTTCGCTCAAGCCCCCTTTTCTGGCGGGGCTTCAGCGGCTGCAACAATTGCTCTAAGCTGGGCATCGCTCAAATCCTCCAAAGCCGATGCCTTGCGGCTCTCGGGATCGTCCCCGGAAAGTTCTAGCTCCAGACGGGCACAATCAGAGAGCATCTTTGTACCCACCGGCCAATAGATTGATGCAGATCCCAGGGTGAGCTTGTGCTCCTCACCGTCCGATACTGCAAATTTATCCCCGAGGTTCACAGATAGAAGCTGCTTTGCCCGGAGCTTTCCGAGATTGACAACCTCTAGTGTGTCAACGATCTCTTGCACCGCCTCGTTTCGCTTCGCGTCGTGTTTCGCGGCCCTGATCTCTTTTCCGTCGGCGACAAGGTCTTTTAGATCCCATACGGCTATTTTGTATCGCCTGATGGTTTGATACAATTTTGGTTCGCCTAGATCGTCTGCTATCGCTCTAGGACTCTTTTTTTTCTTGAAAGATTCCTCTATGAAATCGATATGAGGAGCTAACTTTTCGAATGCCATAATAATCCCGATACAATGATACAAAATGATACAATCAAATGTCGCAAAAGAAAGGTGGCTGGTCGGTGGCCAGGGAAAGGAGGGAGAGGAACCCTGACCACCGTCAGGGAACTAGGAAGCCTTTCTTGGGTTTGGCGTGGCGACGCATGCGCTCTTCGCGGATGAATTGCTCCAGAACATCCAGGTCGTAGTTGCTCCAGTCTTTCAGGATATCTGCCCACCAAATATCGCTTCGGCGCATGGTAAGTTCCTCTCAGAGATAACAAGGAGCCCTCTTTGGCCGTTGAAGGCCCGAGGGTCAGCGTAGTCCTTTTTCCGCCAGGCCAATGAGGCGGTGCATGGGATGATTAGGAACGGCAGGCCCTGCTGGTGGTATATCAATGAGCTAGAGAACGAAAATAAGATAGCAGGGCCTCGCCGATCACTCAGGGAGTGATTGGGATGTTTCGTGCTTCCTGAATCGCCGAACCTCGTCCGGCTCTTCGTCAAATAAATATGGGAAATTGGGATGTAAGAATGCCTTACGATATGGCTTTTTACGTTTGGTGATGATGAGAGACATATTACCAGATCCGCCTTTTTCCGATTACTCGATTAACATCAGAAATGTTGATACCGAGCCGGTTGGCTATCTCGGACCGGCTCATACCACCGCGGAATGGGCCAGGACCATACATTTTTTTGATTATGTCTGCTGGAACGTCGTCCGCACCTTTCCAGAAGGTCGCGGACCGACGCAAATCGGAGTTAATTTTCGATACCCCCTATATTGATGGGAGTCAACCTTTCACGGGTTGCAGGCGAACATCCCCCGCCATGACCGCCTTGAGCGGTTAGGGGATCGGCCTTTTTCAGGAGGAGGAGCTTTGGAGGCTTCGATATCTCTAGAATATCCAACGCCAATTTCTTGGACCGTTGGCCGGTCGGTGTCCTTATAATCGCAATTAAAAACCTGGTTACAAACCGGACAAAACGCCCATCCGTGCTCATCAACTTCTATTGTATGCTCGTGGTGGACTCTCCTGAGAAATCGCATGCCAACGGGTATCCGGCTTAGCTTGGAATTGGGCACGCCACGCTGAAAAAGTTCTTTAGCTGTCGCAAAATCGCCCGAGGTCGTCTCAAAGACTGGTTCGATGGGAGAATCCCAAGCTCGCCCTTTGTGAGACAATCCTGAATTCATTGCTCATACCGTCTGTCAATAATAATATATATATGAAATAGCACCAAATTGGTGCTAAAGTCTCAATCTGACCACCCTCCTCCACCCAACCCTCCGTTTGGAGAAATGTTTCCCTTTCTCGTCTATCTCCGTTTTTTCGACCAGACCCAGTTCAGACATTTCTACCAGATCGTGTCGCAGTCGGCCCTCTGGTCGGCTCATCTTAGCCGCCAGGGTTTGCGTCGAGATGGCATGCTCTGGCATGGATGTCAGGATACGCTTCATCATGGCGGTGCTGGTCAAGCTATCGCCCTCCAGATCTTACCAAGCCCCACCCGTCGCGATTCGACCATCCCGAATCGCTCCAGGCTCCTGATAGAATACCTGCAGGCGGCACTACTGGAACCAATGCCCTCTGCTATGGCCTTCGCGGTTGCGCCCTCGGGGTGCTGTCGCAAGTACTCCATGATGCAATCTTGCAGGTGACTCAAATGCTCCACTCCTTCGCTATTATCTCTCTCTGCCCCATCAAGCGGCCTCCATCAGCTTATGGCTTTTCGGGATTGATCGGTTCTGCCTCCTGGAGAGGTTCAGTCTCGGTTTTTGGAGGATGATCCGTCTGGCTGGATTTGGAAACCGCCATATCTGCCATGAACGGCTCCACATGACCTATGACCGGGGCCCCCTCGGCAGAGCCAAGAGTAAATCCCTGTGGAATCTGTGGTGTCTGGAGTTCGATCTCTGTAAATTCGACATCTGGTGCGGTCGCCCCATCGATGTTCTGGAACTCGGCTAACTTGTCTTTGATATCGTATCCTGTGAGGGCTGCGCTATCGTCCTGGTCGGTATCCAGGAGCGCAAATTCGCATCGTATCCTCATTTTTACCTCCATTTTAGG